CTAAGAAATTAGCACCACCTCTTAAAGTTTTCTGGTGAATTAAGTTAGAAACTTTCTGTAATTTAACACCTAAAGTTTGGAACCAAGACATTTTAGTGTAATATACACCACTTGATCCGTCTGTTGATGTAAGTGTGAAATCATCTGTACCACCTGCAGTTGTATTAGCGTTAGTTAAGCCTGCGATTTTTACATCTTGAGCAACTTTAGCACTCCAACCTTCAACTGTGTCAGCGTTTCTAATTAACATATCTAAGATTTCAAGATCAATTTCCATTGAAATATACTCACTTAAGATTGAAGTTAATTCTGCTTCAGCGTCAATTGAATGATAAGCATTAAGATCTTGAGCAAACTCAGGAGTCCATTGTGCTTTCAATTTACGTGTTTTAGCAGCAACTGTGTCAGATCTTAACTGAACATTGATTTCAGGAATTTGTTGTCCTGATACCCCAGCAGCTGGAATTGAATCTTCAAAGTCACCTCTGTCATCTAAGTTGTCTGGTCCTTTTAAGTAAGTTACAACTATACTTGCACCAGTTTCATCTGCATTTGCAACTGCACCACCTTTTGCTACCATCTGAAGTTCACCGCCAACAATTCTTGTAAATTGTGGTTGTACAATATTAGTTCCATTACCTAAACCAAATCCACCTGAAGTAATTTGGAAAGCTCTAATTGCATCTGGATCAAAGTCTGTTAAAGATGCTGTTGCAAATCTAAATACTTTTATAGTATCAGTTAACGGATCAGCAAGATTAAAAGTACCTGCATTTGAAGCTGAAAATTCAGTGTCACCACCTAAAATTCCTAAATAGGCAGCTGATGATGTACCAATTTGAGTTGATCCTGAAACAGTAGCTGATACCTCATCTGCACCAGCTGTGTTAGTAAATGTTACTGAACTTTGAGTAATTGAATACCCAAATTCACCTGCACCATAAAGACCTTTGTTAAATGCACCGTCAGTTCTTTTAAGATCTGAAGTAGCACCATAAAGTGATTCATTAGCTGCTTTAAAGTTTTGAGATGTACCATATTGGAAGTCTAAATAAAAGATCAATCCAGCAGGTAAATTCATTGGCTGTACCGATACTAAATCTTTAGCAACGATTTCACCGAATACTCTTCGTACTAATGGAAGAGCTACGCCCGCCCATGCTTCAGAGTTACCAGTTGCGATTGAAGCGTCTGTTCCTGTAGAACTAGCTTCGTTTACAAGCTGTTTAGCTTGGTTTTCTAACAACATTGACATGTTGTTTTTTTCTGTAGAAGATGTGATTCCCTCTAAAAGTCCTGATTTTTCCCATTTGTTAGCTAATTTAGCTGACTGCTCGGAAAGAACTTGATAAGGTGATGCACCTTCTAATAAATTGTTTACATTGTCCATTTTTTGTAAATTTTTTTATTAATTATTGATTTATTTTAATATTTGCTAATTTTTGAAAACGATTTACCATGTTAGCTGATTCAGTGATTACTTCTTTTTTAGGAGCAGTAGATGTACCAGCTGCTCTAGAAGCCATTCCTATACCTTCTTTTAGAGATTTCGTTTTGTTTTGAAAAGATTTTTTCTTTGCATTAGCTACATTGAAAGTATCTTTGATTGTTTCGTAAATTAACTTAGCTTCTTTAATGTTTTCCGCATTGTCTAAAGTTTCAACTACACGTAGTTTTTGTGCTTCATTCAAATTGTTAGCTTTAAAGATTCTGTTAACATACAATAATTTAGAGTTTAACAAATTAACTTCGTTAAGTTCAGTTCTAACAGTTTCGAGAGCTGCTTGAGTTTCTGCAAGTTCTTTTTCTAAAGTTTCATACATACCTTCTTCAGCTACCTTATTTGTTTCAAATTCCCTTTTCCACTCATCACTTTTAATCATCGCAGCAGCTGCAGTTGCAGCAGGCCAGTTAGGTCTTTTTTCTTCTGCCCCTTTAGTCCAGAATTCTTTTACTTTAGATTGCCAATCTTCATAAGAAGATGAATCTTTAATAAAAGCTCTTAATTGATTACTAAATGTTTTGTCTGGTGCTGATTTAGCTGAGTTGAAACTCCAT